TGGAGGGGACTAAGCTTAGATCCAAATAGTGATAAGTATGTCTCACGAGTGATAGGGGATCAACGAGCGTATTTTGACTTCGATCAGGCAGACTCATCGCAAAAGATGGTCGTAACGGGAGATCACCCGATAAGATCGAGCTACATTAGGGTTCAACCAAGCAGCCAGCTAAAGAATGGTCAGGTTCCAAAGAATGCGGTGCCCATGGGCTTCAGGGGCCCAGATCACCTCATAACATCTGGAAGCGGTCCATTGACAAATTTTGGAACGGCTCAGCTCAAATCTACGTCACTAAATGACGTCTTAAACCGAACTGTTGAGCCTCCCATTCCATATAGAAAAAATATTAAGGTTGGAAATGAACCTAACGCAAGGGTTCAGGCCGGTCTATATTGGGGTGCTAGATTTAGTCAGCAAACCACTATAAATTACACTCAGAATGACTTAAACCTGCTTGATCAGAGCATGAAGACGTATGCAAAGTTCTTCCCGAGCTTTGATCCTTCTAATTTTAACTTCTCTGTTGGTAATAATCCGGGCGCTGCTGATATCGGAGGAACAGTTCTAGACTGTGATAGATTTAATAATAATATTTTCTCCCTTGAGCGGCTTCAGGTAAGAACAGGATCAGATGGAGTCGCAGATACAGATCAGTGGGTGAGCGCATCTATTTTCTCCCTTGAGCGGCTTCAGGTAAGAACAGGATCAGATGGAGTCGCAGATACAGATCAGTGGGTGAGCGCATCTTATATCAGACAGGGTGGAATAGCTGCAGTCCCTGCAAATAAGACCAGAGCTTTGAAGGCGAGTGATCTTAAGACTCAGGGGAATAGAGTTTTTGCCAAATTTACAGTTCTACTGCAGGGTGGATTTAATGGACTTGACATATTCAACGAGGATAAGTCAAAACTTCTTAATGCTGCTGCCAAGAGAGAGATGGGAGATGTAACTGCGCAAGGCGGCACAAGCGGTCCGACTGTTGCGGCATATAGAAAGGCACTAGATATAATGGGAACTAAGTCTGATGTGGATATTCATCTTCTAGCTATCCCGGGATTACGTCACTCATCCGTGACTGATTATGCTATTGACACGGTGGAGAGCAGATTTGATGCACTCTACATTATGGACATCGAGGAAAGAGATGCAGTAAATGAGGTCGTAACTGGATCGCTAGGGACTGGAGAATCTGTGAATATAACATACACGGTGAGCGGCTTCAAGGATAGGGCTCTCGATACATCATTTGCAGCAGCCTACTTCCCGGATGTAATAGTTCAGGATCCAACAACGTTAACAAATGTTCAGGTGCCACCCTCGACTGTTGTTCTTGGAACATTTTCTCAAAATGATGTAAAGGGATATCCGTGGTTTGCTCCGGCAGGTTACACACGTGGAACACTTCCCGGTGCTCTACACTCTTCAGTTCCGCTAAATAAGACTAATATGGACGATCTATATGATGCTGATATAAATCCAATTACATCTTTCCCAAGCACAGGGTTGCTGGTATTCGGACAGAAGACGCTTCTGGCAAGCGCATCAGCTCTAGATAGAGTGAATGTTAGAAGACTTCTAATTTATATTAGAAGAAAGGTGAGAGCAGTTGCAGACCTAATGCTATTTGAACCCAATAGACAGGAGACACTTGATAAGTTTAATTCTCTAGTTCAACCAATTATGCAGCAGGTTCAGGAGCGTAGCGGAGTTGATAGATTTAAGGTTGTAATTGACGCGACAACAACAACTCAGGCTGATATTGAGAATAATACACTTCGTGGAAAGATTTTCTTGCAGCCCACAAGAACTGCAGAGTTTGTCTCACTTGACTTTGTTGTAACAAATGCTGGAGATGCATTCCAAAATGCTTAATAAAAAAATTCCAGTTGCATATTTAAAGAATGTAGGAGATTAATAAATGGCTGAAACACTTTCTGTCACCGATATGCTACCCAATAAATTTGAGCCGAAAAGACAGTTTCGGTGGGTATTCTCTATTGAGGGAGTTGATGCTTTTCTAATGAAGACGGCGGCACGTCCGAGTTTTGCAATAGCTGAGTCAACAATACCATTCATCAATGCAAAGAGATACCTCGCGGGTAGATTAACTTTCAATACAATGGATATAACATTGCACGATCCCATTGCACCATCAGCAGCACAGCAGGTGACTGAGTGGGTGAGAACGCATTATGAATCTGTGTCCGGCCGAGCTGGATACGCAGATTTTTATAAAAGGGATATTCAGTGTAAACTTCTTGATCCCATCGGAACTGTTGTAGAGCTCTGGGACATCAAGGGAGCATTTATAACCTCTGTAAACTTCAATTCACTTACGTATGATAATGATGAAGCACCTGTCGAGATATCTCTCACACTAAGGTACGATAACGCTGTTCTTCAGTATTAAAATTCTCCTCCTATGTCTAACAAAAAAGGCGTGTTAAAGCACGCCTTTTTTATTTTTGATTTACGTATGTGCTCTCATAATGTAAAAATTAATGGTATGTATAGAAAGGAGTTATAGTTGCCAAATATTCCAGAGTCCATTCCAAGCCAAAACGTAATGAAAGAGGAGTTTGGATGGGAGGTACCTGTTGAGATAGTGCCAGTCCCTTCAGAGGGGAAGGTTTATCCTTCAGGAACAATACTTCACAATAAAAAAACGCTTCAAATAAAGGCAATGACAGCTAGAGAGGAGGATATTCTCTCATCCAGGCCGTTAATTCAGCAAGGAACTGTCATAAGTCATCTAATTCAGGCATGCCTAATAGATAAAAATGTCAATGTTAGAAATATGCTTCTTGGAGATAGAAATGCTCTAATGGTGTCAGTTAGGATTACTGGGTACGGATCTAAATATGACGCTGAGTCTGTGTGTCCGGACTGTAATGAAAGAAGCACACAGGAGTTTAATTTATCTGAGCTAGAGATTAAGAGACTTAAAATTAATCCAGTGTCATCTGGTGAAAATTTATTTTCATTTAAACTTCCTGTAACTGGTAAGGAGGTTCATTTTAAATTTTTAACAGGTGCTGACGAAGAGGAAAGAAGCACAGCTGCGGATAGAAAAAAGAAATTGATGCCAGAGCTAAAGATCGAAACCAATATTACCGGTCGATTAGAGCAGGCAATAGTATCTATATCTGGTGTCACAGATAGAAATAAGATTAATCAATTTGTTAAAAATATGCCTGCTCAAGACTCTAGATCTCTCAGATCGTATGTTGTAAAGCACGAACCAGGAATAGACATGTCAGCGTGGATGAGTTGTCCACATTGTGGGGAAACTTCGAGAATTAATCTTCCCGTAGGAAGCAATTTTTTTTGGCCCACCGAATAACTGGAAGGAGACCTTTCTCGAAGAGGCCTTTTTATTACAGTATCATCTCAATATGAACTACTCTGACGTCAGGAGCATGCCTGTAACTTATAGAAAGTGGTTCCTAAGACGTCTATCTGATGAATTCAAATCACAGGCTGAGGCCCAAAAGAAGGGATCCCGATCGTCAGACTCCAATAGGCCTCAAAGCCAGCAGGTTCCCGTAGATGAAATAATGGAAAGGATGCACACAGAGTCGTTTAAGAAGTTCTAGGTAAATTTAATTTCGTAATAATTAATAATGCGGGGACCACTGCATGGTAGACACTACTAGTCAGCTTAAAGCTCAGAGAGATTTAACAGATGCCATTGTCCGAAATTTGGGCAGCATTAATCAGGCTCTATCTAATCAGCTTAGAATTCAACAGCTGGTGAATCAGCAGGCCCAGGGGGGTGCCACTGACGCCGCCGCTGTGGCTCGAGCAACTGAGGACCAGCTCCGATCTGCTGGAGTAAGCCAGACATCGTACACGACTGCTGCAACCTCAGGAGCTGCGGATGTGACCGCAGCAATTGAAAGACAAGGTGTGGCAACCACGGAGGCGGGTGCTGCAGTTTTAGCAACAGCGAAGAAGCTCGGCAAAACGTATGATGACACACTAAAGTTAATATCAGTAAAGGCCAAGGGCCCGCTTAGAGATGCCTACTCTGAACTTCAGGAGTACTTTGGTGGATTGATGGGCCAGGGAGGTATAGCTCAAGACCAGAAAACTATGGCTAATAAGATGGTCGGTACGTTTAGGGACATCAATCTTAATGTCCGCAAGGAGATGTACGACACCAGCGAGAAATTTAAGGTCATGGGATTACCCCTTGGAATGGCATTCAAAGATCTTGGTGTTGTCATGGAGAATTTCAATGAGGTGGCATTAAAGCAGGGGGTAATAAATGGCTTTGCCATGATGAAGGATGCCACAGCGGATATGGCCATAGAGATGAAGCTATTTGGCAAGGCCCTTGGGTATGGAGCCGAAGAGACGTCGACCTTTGTGCAGCGACAGATAAGCCTCACAGGAAAGGCTGGCACAGACATGCTTAGTGAGGCAGCATCAATGGCTAAGGCCATGGAGAAGGAAACAGGTATCTCGGCTAAGGTTATCGGGTATAGTATAGAGAGAATCATACAGGATACAGAGAACTTTGGAAATGTGACAGTTGAGGAGGCAGCTAGAATGAGCGCTGCTCTCACACAATTGGGTGTCGGATACGATAATCTAGCTGGAATGGTTGGAAAATTCCAGGCGTTTGACGCCGCAGTCTCAAGTGTCTCAGCCCTGACTACTGTGTTTGGAATTCAAATCGACGCAATGGAGATGATGAAGCTGGCCAACGAGGATCAGGAGACATTCCTATGGAGAATGAGGGACTCATTCCTACAGGCAGGTCGATCCGCTGACACAATGACCCTAGCTCAGAAGAGACTCGTTAAGGAGCAATTAGGCCTAACTGACATAGAGGCTGTTGAGAGACTGCTTGATCCGACCCGTGCAATCTCATCTATGGAGGAGTTGACAGCTGCTACCGCAAAGGCTCCCGAAGAGGTCAGTGAGGTACTGAAGACGCTAGGGGGAGACATTCTTGACCTCCAGGATGCGACATCAGTTGGAATGGACCAGGTGAGAACCTTCGTAGAGCAGGGATTGAGACAGCCACTTGTGCAAGCTAACATACAGCTTGAGCAAACCACAGCGCTGGTCGGCGGCATGTTTGCAGGTGCCGCCGCTAGCGGGGGTGCTGAGGCCGTGTCCCAACTCGCCAAGGGGCTCACGGACATCACTGGAATTGACCCTGATATCATTAAGAAGACGGAGACTGGTTTAGCGGGAGTTGCAACTCAGGTAGGGAAGGTTATGACACCGCTCACGAGTGGAGACTGGACAGCTGCGATGGAGGCGATGTCGGAGGGTCTAGGTAAGCTAGACTTCGGAGGGAGCATGGTGTCAGGAGTCACTGATGCAGTTAAGAGCATCGAGAAAGCATTTAAGGACATGGCAGCCAATATCATTCAGAGTCTCAAGGATGCTAAGATTATTCCAAATAGCCCTGACGACATTTTGACAGAAACTCTAAATAAGGTTGGCTTCACAGCAGAGCGAACAGGTGAGGTGTGGGAGAAATCTCTGGCCAAGGTCGGAATTAGCACCAAGGATCTAACTAAGGAGCTAAAGGATCAGACATCTGTATATAACAAGCTAGGTAGGGAACTAGCATTTCAGGGTTACCAGTACAAGGATCTTGATGATGATCAGAAGAAGATGATAAGAGATCGACTGCAACTGGGGGACATTTCAGATGATCTCCTGGAGAAGCAGTGGAAGATGATCATGAAGGGCAAGGGAGCCACAGCCGGCCGGCTTAGAAAGACGCGCGAGACCTTCGCAACTGAGCTCTTAGAAATATACAAGGGATCTGGTCGTGACATATCTAGCTTTAGTGATGATTTTATTACATCAATAGAAGAACAACACGGCATTAATAGGGAGACTCTAGCAGCCGCACTCGAGGAGGGAGCAGATATTAAAGAAATTGTTACAGAGGCCGGAAAGGCGAAGTACGAGAAGGAGGACAAGACGACCAAAGGCACGTCAGCTTCAGCAAGAAGAGCTGAGAGGAAAAATAGAGAGGAGGCACTGGAGATATCAAGGTCACACACGGCTCAGCTAAGAAAGACGAATAGTCTTCTCACCCTCAATAATGACATTCTCACAACAGCAGCTCTGGATATCAAGGGGACCCTAGAGAAGCTCCAGGGCACCGTAGACTCCGCTAAGCAGACTGTTGAGCTTCACATAGATGGTCACTACGTAACAGATGCAGTTCTTAGAAATCCTGCTGGATTTCTTGAAAATGGAACCGTGACAATTACATAGAGATAATACATAATAATTAGAGATGAATGAATGACACTAATAGACAAAGTTTTAAATGATCCGTTCTATAGGGCTTTTGCTGACACTGTCAGTGACAGTGATCGAAAGGAGCTCGAGGAGCGAGTCATAGATATGCTCTCCGGCGCGAGTCAAATTTATTCAATTATTAACGAGGCCTCCTCAACGGAGGAAACAAGGGAGCAGCTGCTAAATTCTATTGAAAAGCTTATCTCGCCAGAAGGATTGAAAGAATGGCAAGAGATAAATTAAAGGATTTTTTACAAGGTAGGTCAACAGAGACTCGCATAGCATTCACTATAGATGCAGCTGATATGGGTCCGACCGATACCTTTAATGCGGGTGATGATCTAGGAAGAGATCCGGGAACGAGACAGGAACTGCTAGGTTTAGAAAATCCAGAGAGTGATGATGGTCTTCTTGGTGATTTTTTAAAGTTTCTTGTTGATCTTAGCGATAATCAGTTCACCCTAAAGGGTGGAAATATGATTGCTAATTCAACAAATAGAGGTGATGCACTAACACCAATAGATCAGCAGGGGGTCGTTGAGGGTTTTGTTGAAGGCGTAGATAGAATAAGAGCCTCAAGACCTGGAGGATCTTCGGGTGAATCACTGGGTTCAATTATGTCAAGCTACTCTGAAAGTGGGTATATTGACAAGCAGGTGATAAATGATGAGGTTGACAAAATTGGATTTGATACCGTTCCAATACAGTCTGAGAATTTAGAAACACCCAGATCTGGACAAACTCTTTTGGGAACAATAGTGGGTGAGAATATTGATCACACTGGGCAGACAAGATATGGTGGTGAACCAGAGTCTAAGATTCAGGAAGCAATTGAGGATACCCTTGTTCAAAATAGTCGATTCAGAAATGTTAGCGGAGATAGATTTTCATCGTTTGTCGCGCCAGATGATAAGAGTGCTTCAAGATTTGAAGAAGGGGTATCGGTATCATTCAAGTCTTCTGAGCTAGGCTCTCCTGATGGAACACTAACGTATCAGAGAAATTTTGGAGAATACCTTGTAGATCCCGGATCAGATCCTGGAGGATCTGACCCTGTCCGAATCGCACAACTAATGAGTGTGGGTGAATCTCTTCTATTAAAGGGTGCCGGATGGGATGACGGAATATCTCCAGGAGATAGTAGTGACCCTTCAGATATTGACGCATCAGAGGCTGCTAAAAAGTTTACCTCAGGTGAATTCACAGGTGGAGAGGAATCCTTTAAGGTGGATAATGAAACAATTAGAGCTAGAAATGCAAAGGGCGCACCTGAAAATGAGATGGGTGACTCTGTCTACGCAGGAAGGGGACAATTTTTATCAGCAGATGGAGCAGGAGACTCATTTGGATCAACAACGACACCAAGGTCTAAATTCTCATCAACTGATAACCAGTCAATATTAAGAGCCCAGGCTGCAGCAGCCATCGCAGCAATGATAACAATAACAGAGGACACATTCAATATGATGGATTCAGCTGGCGGTGGAGATAACCTGCTTGATCTCCGAAGGGGTCCGTACGTTGCAGGCCAGGCGAAGAGAATAGCTAGAGAGGCCAAGTTCCAGCTATTTAGAAATCTTGTAATCGCTCCGACAGATTATGACTATAAGAGATGTGTTAAGCAGGGATTTTTAATTCTGTTTAATAGAGGGTTTTCTGATGGCGAGAATTCTCTCAGTAAGACCGCTAATTATCAGATGATCCAGGAGTCAGCTGGATTTTGGCTCTCTGTTGCTAAGAAGATATTGATATCATATGCGACAATCTTAGATAACATTGGTAGTGATGGCGCTGAAAGTTTCACGTCCCCAACAGTGTCTAATGTTGCATCCATCTTTAGGGGGATATCTAAAACACCTGTCCTTAGGATACTAAACGTGGCAGCAATTGTGGGAAATGTATCTCTTAGAGCACAGGGGGCAGGACTTTACGACGATGAGGGCGAATCAGATGGCATGCCGAATCCAAATGATCCGGTCGGTCCGTGGAATGTTGACATTCTTCCCGATGGCCCAGCAACAAGAATATCTAAGAGTAGAACGCAAGATGGTCAAACAGCCCTATCTCTAGCCTGGAGGACAAGTTCAACTCCTGCAATATATATGATACCTAGAAATGTCATCATGGCTGCAGTCGAGATGGGAACCCTATCCAACGGAACAAATCCGCTAAAGGGGATGATGGGATCACAGCTTATTAAAAAGACCTATCTTGATGTTAATGCGGGAACTGGAGGCCTGGGTTTCGGCGGTGGTGTCATGGGGGGAGGCGGCTCGCCAAGAATTCCAGGTGATGTCATTGAGAGGATCGAGAATCTTCTTGATGCCGAGTATGTTCCATTTTATTTTCATGACATAAGAACAAATGAGATTATTAGTTTTCACGCATTCCTTGAAAATCTAACTGACAGATACACTCCTGAGTATAGTCGTACAAACGGATATGGTCGAATAGACTCGGTTAAAACGTATAGATCAACAAATAGATCAATACAGTTTAGCTTCCACATCGCTGCAACGTCAAAGGAGGACTTCGATGAGATGTGGTGGAAAATTAATAAATTAACAACACTAGTCTACCCTCAGTGGACAAGAGGGACCCTGATGTCGACCAAAGCGGGACTCCTGGATTCCACGTTCATTCAGCCGTTTAGTCAGGTTCTCTCATCATCACCTGTCATAAGGCTTAGGATAGGTGATGTCATTAAGGGTAATTACTCAAAGTTTAATCTGGCTAGAATATTTGGAGTGGGTGATAGTGATGTTATACCGAAGGCATCATCGGTGGTTCCGCCAACCGCATTTATGTCTATCATACACGGAGCAATTCAGAGTTCAGCTAAAGCTCAGCTCGACTCAGTATTTGCCGTGATCTATGGCTCTCCCCTTTCATTCGGAGCGGACATGGGAGGTATCAGGCCCCTTAGGGCGCTAGCCTCACAGGCTCTTATAAATGGATTTGCAAATCCTCTCGGTGTTTCAATTGTAATGAGAGAGCTGTCAAGCCCTGATCAGGACGTAAATCCCGCATCATTTAGCCTAACGTTAGCCGGAGCCGTCCAGGCTGGTGCCACTGCCCTAAGGGGATTAGTTTCACCCGCCGCCGGATATGGCCCAACAACGTTTCCGTATCTAAAGGCCTCATCTGACGAGGGCTACATAAGAGATGATGGGACAGGCAAGCGATGGCGAGTTCTTAGGCCGCTGAGAGTCTTTGTTATAGCACACCTTCGAAAGACAGAGGTGGTTAAGACTCTGAGCGACGCTCAGGTTGGAGCACCATTTAAGGGGCCCAGGAGAAAGGCTAATCCACTTTTAAAGACTCACTATAAGGTCGCAATAGTCGACTTTAACGCTCCTATCGAGCTACTTGGCAGGTGGTTCATTGTATCTCACGCAGATCTCATGCCAAATATTAACGCAATATTTAATAGCTATGTTCTCCCCTCGCTATCAGCTCCAGCTCTTGCTGATGCAGTTGTACAAGGATTGGCTAATGAGGCAGCAACGATAACTGGAATACCGGCTGATCAGCTTGATGTGGCAATAAGTGACACAGCTAATTTTATGAAAGCCTCCACAGGATTTGGTCCCGCAACGACCACCGTCAACCCAGTCACAAAGGCATTTGCGAGCACAGCAGGGAGGGGACTCGCAGGAGTCATCACTAACCTTAGCTATAACCTGTTAGATGGAACAAACACATGGGAGATCGACTGGAATTCTAGAGCACCAAAGGTTGTTAAGGTCGACATTGGCTTCGAGCCCATCCACGACATACCCCCAGGTCTCGATCACAACGGATACAACAGAGCACCAATTTACAATGTTGGAGATATTATGCAATATGTTGCAGGAGACCCGTACGACGATGACGGAAGGGCATCGCACGACTCCTACAAGAATCATGGACGCCTGGGAACTGTGTCAGAGGATCCAAATGACACGTCGGCTGCTCCTTCGGGAGGGTCCGCAGCGGCCAGAGAGACCGCATCGAGGGAAGACGGATGAGGATCCATATAGAAATTAGGCTTGGAGATTAGATATGGGAATTAGTAGATACACATTCACACCTAGGATACTCAATGGATCAATACTCGCCACATCTTCGGCCAGTACTAGAATTTATAATGGTATTATGAATGGAAGCATATCATATTCACCAGCGGTTATTCGTGAGAGCGTGAGATTAGATCACATAGCTGCTAATGCATACGGATCAGGAGATCTCTGGTGGGTAATTGCAGCGGCATCAGGAATAGGCTGGGGATTACAATTGCCGCCTGGGACAATATTGAGGATACCAAAAAGCATCAGTCAGATAATGACGTATCTTAGGTAGGAGAAGAGAGTGGCATCCGACGGTCCCAGCATTAATAATGTGAATAAGCTCGGTGTTGCTCTGAGGGACCTAACTCAGTTCTACGTGGCCGGAGAGTCAGCATCTACACAAATTAAAGTTCCGGTGGTTCCCGCAGGCCTTAATGGGTCGCTGGGTGTTGCGCTGGGCCCAGGAATTGTCCAGGTCGCCCTGGACGCCGGGCAGAAGCTCACATTCGAAACAAAAACCATCTCTCAGGAAATTTTAAGAAATTTAACGGCAATTCTTCTTGACACCACTGAGGGTGCATTTTTCACAAAGGACATTCTCACAAATACGTTTCTATTCTCAAAGTTTCAGGAGTTATCGCTCAGTATTGGTGAGTATAGTGCAGGACAATTTGTTAAAATTGTGTATGAGCCGGAGACATGCGCAGCACCCCTTGCAGAGAGTGCCGGATTCTACGTGACAGAAGCTAGCCCTCCTCTAAAGCCTGTTGCTGGAAAGGAGGCTGACGCAGAAAAGGCAAGCATAGGGCTCATAATACAGTCAACCGTGGATCAGGAGAGCAAGAAGGCCGGGGAGTACAAGGATCCTTTCGTAAATTTGGATCCTAAGAATCCTGACAGGTATAAGTCACCAACTCTATCAGCATTCATATTTCCAAGTCACCTTCTCAGTCCATCCATCAGGAACACAGATGTGATATCTCTATTCTGTAATTCCATACCCCCCGTAGAGATGTCACGGTGTGTACCATACATTGATATAAAGTTTGTATCTGCTGTGCCACCAATCCTAGGTGAGAGAACTAAGCAGCTATCAATAGTAAGATTTCTTGGAATGCTCTCAAATGATAAAATCTCTCCGTCGGAGGGAATTGGAATGTCCGACGCTCTACCAGCTGGCCTCGGTTCATCACTTGGCCTAGATATGGCAAGGGCTCTTATGGGATTGGGAACTAGTCAGTGGGGAGATATCATATCACTATCATCTGCTGGGCTCTTATGGGATTGGGAACTAGTCAGTGGGGAGATATCATATCACTATCATCTGCTGGAATGGAGCTCTTCACATCACCCCAGACCATGGTAAACATGGATATCAATAATGGATCAGTAGGTAGAACCGATGCGCTAGATCTCTTGCAGCCTCTCATGACCCTTGAGAGCCTAAAGGTAGATGTTCAGGGTCTTGGTCAGGACATTTTAGCAAATAAGGTTGGAATGCTTAGCTTTGTTCTTCACGATAGGTCAAGAATGGCAGATATAGCACCTTTAATCTCAGCTGATATATTTGCTGGAACATATCTGCTTGTTGACTATGGCTGGTCACACCCAGATAGCGATAATCCCTATGGCGCTCTTCTTAACTCTATGAGAAGTCGATCTGCATTTAACATACAGGCGACAAACTTCACCATGGGGCAGGACGGCCAGGCGAAATTTAACATGAAGTTAGCTAGCAGAGGTGAAGATGAGACTAATATAATTCCAATAGCCTGCGGAGCCCTGATGCCGGTTGGTCCCATGAGAAGCATAGTTGAGAGCTATCTATCAAAAAGGCTGGACGAGGATGTAAAGGCAGCAGGCCAGGAGGGTGTAAAGGCAGCAAGCCAGGAGGGATCAAGAGAGGTACGAAATAAGATGAATATAACAATGGGAGCGACAACAAGCGGAGCATCTGTCATACCTAGAAAGCTATTTTTAGACTTTCAGAAGTTGCTGTTTCCTGCAAAACCAGAACCGGGCAAAGGACCCGTCGACACGCCAGGCATAGCGGGGCTGAGTGATATAATAGATGAGCTCATTGGAGTTTCTAAGAATCCTGAGGAGAAGGGAGCAGATAAGTTGCAACAGACTGCCCTCACCTCTGAGGTTATGTGTAAGCTCCGGGCGACTTTCGAGACACCAGATCCGTTTTTCCCCACCCACATCCCACCAGCTGTGGCTGAGGATCTGGGGGCGAAGGGGGCGATAAAACAACAAATAAGCCTTGGAAAGATTCTAACTGTCTTTATTGGCGGAGCACTCGCTGGCAGTGGAAGATTTGATGAGGTTCAAATGCTCTTTTACAGGTTCAATAATCAGGCAGGAGCTGCAAGGGATTACGAATCCATAGCCAACTTCATATTAGATAATGATGTGTTCCGCTCGGAGCTTCTTCATTATATTCAAGGATTTCCATCCGTCTCAATTAGGGGGTTTTTAAATATGATTAATGATAAGTTCGTATCAAATGTACTTTCTCCAAATTACGGACTCACCACAGAGAAGGGGCAACAAAAGAAAGCCGGAGAGTCAAAGTCCAGCCAGCCCATTCTCAAAGAGGTGGCCAATGTTGTGACAGATAAGCTCGAAAAGATATACGCTGATGGAGGGGGAACTCCAGAGTTTCACGTCCCACAGCTGAGAATGACCCTCGAGTGTCTTCCAGCCTATGAGGCAAATGATAGTCCGCTGATGCCAACATTCTCTCTTAACACGGATAAAAATATTCTAAGGGTTCACATATATGACAAGAAGTCAAACCCTCACACTGACGAATCGTTTCTTCTTCAGTGCATGAATGACTCAGAGGTCGCAGTCAAATTAGCCGCCGGTGGGAGTGGAACTGCATCAGCAGAGGCTGGAGGGAAAGTTGATAGTAACGCGTCGTCTGGCACTGTGAAAATCGCAGAGGAGCAAAATTATATAGCAAAGGTGGACCCGGATAGCGGGAATCGCTTTGCCGGATACACAAGCATTGTCGGTTCTGATCTCATTAAAAAGATCATAAAGACAACAGTTCCAAGTATAACATTTGGGCTAGGAACATCTGCAATCTCGTCTGTGAGCATATCATCTAACACAGGAGGGTCCGTTGGTAATGTTCTTCTCCTAGAGGCCATTGCGGAAGATGACACCAAAGGTCGGAAGACACGTCGCCCCTCTCAAAGATCCCCAGAGCTCGAGGACGTTATGGTGATACCCGCTAACATAAGCATGAATCTTCTCGGCTGTCCACTATTTGAGTACGGACAAACCTTTTTCGTTGACATGGGGACAGGAACTACAGTCGATAACATGTATGGCGTTGTAGGCCTCAGTCACACAATATCATCTGGTCAGTTTGAGACAAGTCTAACCCTCGGATTTCAAGGAAGTGGAACAGTTAGAAACTTTAGAAGTATTCTTGAGGGAGCCCAGGAGAAGATAAACAAACTTGCCAAGGAAGAAGTCGGCTAGCTGATACAATAATCCGAATATCTGTATTATCATATGTGTCAATTGTAATAGCAGGATCATATTTGGGAACTGATCAGCATCTGCTGTATGACGGGGATCACTACAGATGGATAAGTGACATACCTGATGATTCATGGATGTTTGGGTCTGATGATTCACGTGATCTTAGGGAGATAGCAACTGCGATGGGGTTTGAGATAGGCGGATTTGAGTCATCTCCTCACTCAAAAGCATTTTCAAAAATAATAAGTGGTATCCCAATACCGTGGATTCATACGATGCCAAGCGATCAGTTTCAGAAGCAGCTATCAGGCCTTGTAGATCAGCTCTGGATGCTCACTAACGATAATTACGTAGGTTACTATATGAAAGAATTTGTGATCAACAGGGAGACGCTAGATAGCCTCTCTACTCCAATGATAGATGTTGATGAATTTGATAGGGTTTGTGATCTATACAGCGCGAGTCACAAGATTCAAGAGATAAAAAAATTTAAGCCAGATTCAGATGGATTTTCTCCAAAGACAAGATACAATCTTGCTGGCTCTATAACTGGTAGATTAACTGTATCATCTGGGCCCAATATTTTAACTCTTAAAAAGGAACACAGATCAATCTTTAAGTCTAGGTTTATGGGCGGTAAAATTATACAGGTGGATATCTCCTCACTGGAGCCGAGAATCGCTCTAGGAATAGCTAAGAAACAGGCTCCAGACGACATATACACATTTGTTAGAGATAGTGTTTTGAGTGGAGATGTAACTCGTAACCAGGCGAAGGTTGCTGTGCTAAGCTGTATTTATGGAGGAGGCGCTTGGAGTCTATCAAAAAGACTACCAGATAATCTTGACTCACATAGTGTGCTCTCATCAGTGAAGTCATATTTTAACATTTCCAAGCTTCACAATCGACTAAAGCGAGAGTATCATCAGAGAGGCCTTATTAAGAATTTGTACGGCAGGCCCATAAGATCTGGAGAGGCTCTTGTGAATCACTATCTTCAGTCAACAGGTGTGGATGTTTCATTTGACGTATTTAGATCAATTCTTTCAAAGTTAAACGAATTTAACTTTGAGCATATCCCAGTCTATGTGATACATGATGCAATTGTTCTTGACATAACCAGTGAATCATTACGGGGGCTAAGAGAAATTGTACAAGATGGAATTTATGTCGAATCAGTTGGAAGTAGTTTCCCTGTTAAAATTGAAATAATAAAGGAATAAAACATGACAGAAAATATAGACGTTAATAAAATTGAATCTAATTGGAATACATTTGAAAAACTTTGTAGAAAACTTCCTGATGAGAATTTAGATGATCTTTTAAATAATTTTGCTGAGAGGCTCATAATGTGCCCATCTTCACCGAGGCTTGATCAGTATGGAGCCTTTCCCGGTGGGTTAATTCAGCACTCTCTTGATGTAACCGGAACCATGAGAAAACTTTCTCAGACATATCAGCTTGATCTTCCTGTCGAATCAGTTTTAAAGGTGGGGCTACTACACGACATAGGAAAGATAGGAGATCTTGATAATGAGCTCTTTATAGAGCAGGATTCAGAGTGGCATCGAGAAAAGCTAGGGCAGATGTACAAGTACAATGAGAACATACAAAAGATGTCAGTGTCTCATAGAACCCTATTTCTTCTTCAGAAATTTAATATATCTCTAACAAATGACGAGTGGATTGCAATTCAGCTCGCCCAGGGGTCCCACTTTGAGGAAAATAGATTCTATGTCGGATCTGAGCCGTCTTTAGCAATAACTCTGCAACAATCTAAATCGATTGTAATTCATAAGGAGCGGCATAGATAATATTCTAACTTCGTGCATACTTAATCTAGTATGCTGGAGCACTGTATAGAATGAAATCAAAACAGTTTAAAAAGCTGTACGCTGACACGATGGATAACGTTCCAGAAAAGGGCGTTTGGTCGGGCCGCGGCATAGGAATACCGTCTGCCGGTGCCATTGGCGGCGGAGATGACTATAAACAAAAGATAGGAAGGGGAAAGATACCCTACTATCATGGGAATGCGGGAACACCAAGTCAGGGTGCAGACTCCACCTGGTCCTCATATCTCGCAAGGGTTAATAGGGGACACGAACCATATGAGGGTGAAATAATGTTTCCTGAGCAAGAAGAGGGTGAGGAATATATTTATTACAGTGATGAGTCTGGTCCAATTAGGAGCAGAAAGATTCCAAAGGCATTTAAGATAAGTCGTCGAGGAGCGTCTAGACTAAAAGAGATGATGAAATTTAATGAAAATGACGTTGTTGAGAATAGTAGATATTCAATGACAAACCTGTTTGAGGAAGATCACATCGACGAGGGTCTGGGTCGGATAATAGTCACTAAGGGCATTCCAAAGCTGGCAAAGTCAGTTGGGCTAGCCATTCCAGGATTAGACATCGCACTGGGAACAGCGCTGGCCGGTCTATCTGCTGCCAAAATAAAATCTGCATCTGATGATCTTGTAAGGGATCTTGACGTTCCTGAAGGTGCTCTGTCAGAAGGGCTTTCATCTGACAGCGAAGATGCGTGGCAGGAGATCATGTCTCATATTTCAGTTGAAAATACTGATGAGCTGAAGGAAGATTTCGACAACTTTCTTGAGGAGCTCAAGTCACTATTTCTAACACTTATTCAGACAGCTGACACGGCTGTTGCAGCGGGGCCCGCAGCTGCAACAGCTGCCACCGTTGCTGGTGCCCCCGTCGCAGCTGCTGAGCTTGTTATTCCTCAGGCAGTAACTGGAACAGCCGGCCTTATCGGAGAGTTCGTTCCTGTTGAGAGGTGGCTATTTGACATGGCCGGTCACGGAGCTGCAGCGTATGAGAAAGTTTTTGAGTGGGTAAAGGGTATAGGCCCTGAGTCTGCGAGAAAGTTCATAGACAAAATGGAGGAGGGAGGAGGTCCTCTAGCGGCAATACTTCTAAACCCCCACAGGTCATTTAGAAGGCTAGCACAGCTTTACAGGGCTCTTCATCATCCCGAAGAGGCCACTCCCGGATCACTCGTGGCAAAGGGATCACTAAAAAAGGTAGGCGACACAATGACGAAAGAATTTGACATAGATGCAATCAGACAGATGATCCAGACCGCCGATGCCCCAGAATTTGCAGCGCTTGAAGAGTTAAAAAGTCTCATAAGAGAGTCAATATATCCTACGGGAACATATCATCCAACACAGCCAGCAGGCTACGAGTATAGGAGAGTTCCCACAGTGGTCTCAAAGGAGCTAGAGAGTCAGAACTTTGACATTCTAGATGACTATGATGACTTTTCAGTTGCCTACAAGGGTGATTCAGGTGTCGTATCGTACCAGGCAAAAAATAAGAATAAGGTTCAAGAGGCTGCCCTTAGACGGATTAGGGTTCAAGAGGAAGCGCTTAGACGACTCATTCGCAGAGACATTAACTCCGTGCTAAGAGAATCTCAAAAAAAAAGCTAGATAGTCTATCTGATGACGATGATGAAGATCGAGAAGATGAGGCATCAACGCTAGCCGGCGGAAATATAAGGGGATGGACAGGACCATTGGGTGTGGGAACTCAGCCGTATGAGAAGCTTGTGAAAAGAAATGCAAGTTTTTTCGGAGGAGCTAAGCTTGTTAATCCCGGCGCTGCAAAAAAAATTGTAAAGAAGGCTAAGAAATTTGCTATGGGAACTGCAAGTGATCCCATTCCAAAAAAATCTAAAAGAAAAAGAAAATAAGTGTTTAAAATTACAAAGCATATAACTTTCTTTTATGATTGTGATAGATTTCAATACATAAATAGAATCATACAAGAAGTCAATAAGTACAAACACAAAACAGACATATTCATACACACAAATAGAAGTTTCAACATTAATTTACTGAATAAGAATAACAATGGTTCGATAAACATAGTTAAACATAGTTTATTGAAAATTAATCCCTTTTACTTATCTTGGAAGTGTAGAGACTTGATGAAACAACAAAAAGATGAATATGATATATTCATTTACGTAGAGGACGATATACTAATTCTCAATGAAGCGCTTGAGTACTGGATAGAGCACAATTCTAAATTAATAGAAATGAACTATAACCTAGGATTTATAAGAATTGAAGTTAAGGATGGCGAAGAGTACATGACAGATATACTAAGAAAGATTGACAACACTTTAATAGACGTGGATGGTCACGCTTATGTTGTTAATAATGTGTGCTCCTATTATGCCATGTGGATTTATAATAAAGGTGAATTTAATAAATTTACCAGATCTAAATATTATAATGGTATTTTAAACAATGCAAATGAACTCATAGATGTGAAGAAATACCCGAAAAAAAAGGTTGTCGGACGAAGCATAAGAGAAAAGTCAGCCAGAGGATTTCAGTATTGCTACAAAAATACAATTATTCCAGTTAAAAATAATAAATTAGTTAAAGAATGTAGAATATACCACCTACCAAACAATTACGTGAATTGCAACCGCGGTCCCTTTGCTGTAATCAAATTTAATGACGCAATAAATACCCACCCGCAGTGACACAAAGCTAGAAAAAAGAGAAATAAGAATTGAACATTGACATATTAAAGGTTATCTTTAATATGTGCTTAGCACAAATTAAAATATTGCAAATTAAACATTAAGGAGTTAAAAATGGCAATTGATTTCGACGCGATTCGCAAGAAGCTTGATCGACTTAGCGGAAATAGTAAAAATAGATCTCTGACCTGGCGCCCCACTGAGGGAGAGGAACACACAGTTCGGCTTCTCTCGTTTCCAGATAATGACGGACAACCGTTTAGGGAGCTATGGTTCTATTATAACATTGGTAAGGAGAGGGGCCTTCTATCACCTCATCAGTTTGGAAACCCTGACCCAATTCAGGAGCTAATTAATAAGCTTCGTGAGGATGGATCAAAGGAATCTTATGAGCTTGCAAAGAAGCTCTACCCTAAGATGAGGACCTATGCCCCCGTAATCGTTCGAGGCGAGGAGGATAGGGGAGTTCAGATCTGGGGCTTTGGAAAGATGGTCTATCAGGGCCTTCTTGGATTAATGCTCGACGAGGATTACGGAGATATCACTGATCCCACAGAGGGCAGAGATATTAAGGTAGTTTGTTCAAAGCAGCCGGGAAAGAAGTGGGCAATGACTGAGGTTCGCCCCCGAGGAAAGCAGTCACCTCTGTCAGCAGATGCTACACAGGCAACGGAGTGGATTTCTTCGATTCCCAATCTCGATGACATTTATGATTGCAAGTCCTATGATGAACTTTCTAAAATTGTAAATGACTGGCTAAGTGAAGGTGATGAAGAAAGTGAAGATGAGGTGAGTAGCTCAAGCTCATCGAATACGACTTCGACAGCAGATTCTAAAAATTCATCTGGCTATAAGAACCTAGATGATGCGTTTGCTGATCTTATGGATGACGAATAGATAGTCTTCTATTTTAATTAAATCTTTGATGGGGGTGAATTTTCACCCCCATCTTTATTTGTATGAACAATCAGCCCACTGTAGTATAAAATGACATAGGATGAGGGTAAAAAATGACTAAAAAGGAACCGAAAGATTTTACATCTGAATTGATATCAGCATTAAACAAAGATTACGGATCTCGGGTGGCTTATAATTTAAGTCAAGATGAAGCTCCAACACATGTTAGAAGGTGGATATCTACTGGATCAAAATTACTTGACTACATTTGTTCCAATAGAAGGGACGGCGGTCTTCCTGAGGGCAGAATTGTGGAAATATTTGGCCCTCCATCCATCGGAAAGTCACACATAGCGACTCAAATAGCAAGATCTACCCAAAATATGGGAGGAGTTGTTGTTTATATTGATACAGAAAATGCCACATCTGTTGAGAATCTACAGATGCTAGGTGT